TACCTAAAGTTTTATAGGAATACTCCAATTCTTTTATTTTTTCTTTGTGTTCAGAAAGTGCTATTTCAATTTGTTGTTCAGTCATGCTATAGTCTCCAAGCTTAATGAAATGTTGTAAAAAACATAATTATTTCCTTAGTGATTTCCCAAAGGTCTGCTAGTCCATAGCGGGCCTTTTCTTATCAGCCAATAGTATACTCCCAATCCATTCCTCAACAATACGAACCTCTGCCACATTAAAACAAAAATTGGCAAATTCAGGATTCCTGTCGTGCATAGAATTAGCTAAAGACTCTAGTAACTGTTGGGCTAGTAAATGCAAATCATGTTGCATAATAGTTCCTTAATGGTGATTATTTATTTTGTGTTCTTTCAATAAATCATCTACTTTGTCTAATAATTCATCTTTCATAAAATTATGAAGAATCCACGAAATCCCAAAAGCACGAACCTTCAAGGTATTATTAGTGCTATTTAAATTGGATAAAACCGATTCCATTAACTTAATATGCTTGCGTAAAAAACGCTTGGCATCTGTAATGTTTTGATCGCGTTGATTAGTCATTTATAACCTTGTTGTTTAAATTAAATTGCGCCTCATTTAAGCAAGCCTCCAATACATCCACTAAAATATGCCCGCATTTAGGATATAAACTACTCCCGGGAGCTGCATACTTATTAGTAAAAGAAAACATCAATTTCATAATTTTGCCCTTTAAATCCATAAAAGCTTTGGTTTCATCAGAAACATTTTCCTTTAACTCTATAGGTTCATGCTTTAATTTACCCTTAGTGATTCGCTCCAATCTATATTGCGAATCCTCAGGTACATACCCCCATTTCGTCCAGTTAATCAAAGACGAGCTGGACATACCACTATCCTTGCCAAACTTATAACAAGTTCCGTAATAATCCCATATATCTTGCGGTTTCATAAATCCCCCTTAATTATTTTTAAAATAGTTTACATTAAAGCTTGCATTAATACAATGAATGATATAAACTGTTTTTACGTCACTACCGACGCATACTAAATACAGTAAAAGAGGTATAGAAATGAACGACAGTTGTTATGTAAGTAATCAAGAAGAATGTTTTGTTGCAAGTATTAAAGAGCTTGATAAGGTAAATAAGCAATTAGCAAAGCTGAATGTCAAAAGGGAAGAATTAACCAATACTATTATCGGCGCATTAGAGCATAATCATGAAGGTCAAAAGACTTATGAATATGATATTTGGAAAATTGAGATAAGGACGCCATTTATCTATTCACTAAACAAAAAGGCTTATGAGTCGGAAGATTTTAGGCTCCCATCTGAATTTAATCCTATTAAAGAATCCATATCTTATTCCATTGACAAACGCTTATGTGATAAGTATTTGAATGAGGCACCTAACGAGGTTCGAGATATCTTAATTGAATTGATAGATAAAAAGCCAGGGAAGGCTTCTGTGTGCATCAAGGAGCGTGTGTAATGAGTAATACAGTTCTTATTATAGGGCAGTCTGGAAGTGGCAAATCCACTTCCTTACGCAATCTCGATCCTAAATCCACATTTATTATTAATGTTTTGGATAAGCCCTTACCTTTTAGGGGCTTTAAAAATAATTACAATAAAGCTGAGAGAAATTATTATACAACCCACGATTGGAGCAAGATAGTTGAGTGTATCGAGCGTGTCAACAAAGAGCGTGAGGATATCACGACCTTAGTAATAGATGACTGGCAATATATTTTATCCTATGAGTTTATCAAGCGGGCTACAGAGAAAGGTTTTGAGAAATTTTCAGAATTAGCCCATCACGGTTGGGCAACTATGAACACCTGCACTACAGGGACAAGGCCATCCTTGACTACTTTTATTATGGCTCATAGTGATATGGATCAAACAGGTCGTTCGAAGCTTAAAACTATAGGTAAAATGCTGGATGAAAAGATAACCCTGGAGGGTTTATTTACAACCGTTTTACATTCCAGAATAGTTGACGGCCAATACTTATTTCAAACCCAAGATGATGGGGATTTTCTGGCTAAATCGCCTATTGATATGTTTGAGGAATTTTTAATCCCTAATGATTTATTGGCAGTAAAAAAGGCTGTTGAATCTTACTATAACGATGAGGAAACTAAAGAATGAGCGGATTTTGGGAGAGTAATTTGGGAGAGGTCACAGGAAGTGCAGCGGATGCTTTTGCAAAGTCATTTACGCATATACCCGATAAAACCATGGCATTAGCCAAGATTGAATATTTTATGAATGCAGAGTATCAGGGCAATAAATATATTAGCATTGATTGGGTGTTAACGGACGGGGACTTTAAAGGGTCTAAAGTAAATCAGAAATTAAAAGTCTTTGGAGATCCCAATTCTAAGGATTCGGATAAGACGCGCCACAGGGCTTTAAACATGTTAAAGCTTATTTACCAACTTTATAATGTCAAGCCTAAACATGCAGGCGATCCAACCGATCAAGACTTAATGATTTTTATAGGCAAAGTAGCTGGCATACAAATTCGTGAAACAGAACCTAATGCCGAAGGCAGGCAATATAATTGGGTATCTGAAATTCATGATGCAAAAGGCTTTAAGTGTGAAACTGGTATCAATATTGTGGTTAAGCATACGCACGTTGATCATTCGATTGATGCTCTGGATTCGGCACTTAATCGGCAGGCTAATAAGAAGATTGAGCCAGAAGACGATATCCCTTTTTAAAAAGGTAAATAAATGAAAAGAGATATATTAACCAAGCTAATAGATAAATCCCAGGCTTATGATAGTCGTGAGCTTCGGGACTACATTGGAGCCTCAACCATAGGCTCTGATTGCCTGCGTCAAATCTGGTATGAATTTGTAGGCACTATTGCAGAAGACGTGCCAACTAAAACACGACGAACCTGGGAGATAGGCAAGAGGCTAGAAGGGTTAGTCCATGACTGGCTGGATGGGGCAGGCGTTGAGACGGTTAGACGCTGGCATGATTTGCAGTCAAAAAACGTAGAAGTATTTAAAGGGCATGTAGATTCTATTTGGATTAAAGATTCAACACTACAGGCCATTATTGAGATTAAAACTGCTAAAGATGCAAGCTTTAAGGTATTTGTGAATAAAGGTCTCGCTCTATGGAATCCCCAATATTATGCGCAAGTCCAAGCCTATATGGGAATGAGTGGCATTCATAACACCTATATTCTGGTATTAAATAAGGATAATAGCGAATTATCCGATGAACTGGTTGTATTTGATTCCGATTTTTATAAGGGGCTTGAGGATAAGGCTTTGATGGTGTCTCGGGCTGTAGTGGCGCCTCCTAGAATTAATGGGAGTCCGCTCTATTTTAAGTGCAAAATGTGCAAATTTAATAAGGTGTGCCATCAATGAACCAAGATGAAGTATATTTAATTTATGATTATTTGCATGAGAATTACGAATATAAAGACGGTGATTTTATCAGAATCAAGGGAATACATGGCAGTGAGGTTGGCAGAAAGATGGGGAGTGTAAAAATTCATCCGAATGGAGATTGTTATTTTGTTGGGTCATTTAGCATAGCTAAAAAAGAGTACAATAAACGGATTTCCCATCTTGTATATTTATATCATCACAAAGAATTCCCTAGGTTTATTCATTATTTAGATGGCAATAAAATGAATACTAATATTGAAAATATCGTTAAAACCAGACTGCGACATGAAAATATAAAACCCACTACATTTTTACAAGGTAACAAAACTAAGTACAGGGTAAATGTTATTGTTGAAGGCTATTTAATGTACTTAGGCTCGCATAATAAGGAGAGCGATGCATTGCAGGCAATAGAAGTTTTAAAGAAATATGCCTCTGACTATTCCTTAACTCCGCAAGAAATTGAAAAGAAAACACGTAATGAATTAGGATTAAGCGAGAAGGGTTTAAGCACATCACAAAAACAAAGGATTTTGCCTGTTGGTGTTGATGAAAATAGGGGTAGATTTAGGGCGAGAATCCGGATTAAAGGAAAAAAAGTTAATTTAGGAAGCTATGGTACGCCGGAGGAAGCGCAGAAGGCTTACGAAGAGGCCAGAATAAAACGTGATGAGTCCATCCAATGAAAAGCCTTCGCCCTTACCAACAACAGGCCGTTAACGAATGCTGGGCTGCATTAAGAAAAGATGATGAGCCAGTATTATTGATGGCCTCTGTAGGAGCTGGTAAGTCCTTAATGCTGGCTAGCGTATTACTATCTATGCAACAGGCTGGTAAACGCGCACTCTGCCTTGTTAACAATGCGGAATTAGTACGAAATAATTGTGTTACATTTAATGAGCAAGGAGGCAATTCCTCGATTTACTGCGCAGCCCTTTCCGAAAAAGATGCCACTGCTCCAGTAGTTTTTGGAACGCCGCAATCGATACTTAACGGAATAAATAAAAATGAATCCATCGGCGAAATACCATTCAATCTTATTGTTGTGGATGAAGCACATGCTATTAATTACAACAATCATCGTTCTACTTTTATGCGCCTACTTAGGCACTATAAGACGCTCTATAAAGACATGCGACTCCTTGGAGCTACGGGGACTAATTTTAGATTCAAGGGGGCCGAAATTGTCGGGCCAAAGTGTCTGTTCAAATCGCAGGTGGGGAACATTACCACGGAGAGTTTAATTCGGGATAAGTACCTAATTGAACCTACCTTTGAGATAGATAAAGAATTGGTGATTGATTTTTCAAGGGTCAAAATAAAGCAAAATGGATTGTTTGATCAAAAAGAATTAGCGCATGTCATTGATGAAAGCGCGCGCTTAACAGAGCTTATTTGTAAACAGGCGGTGCATATTATGCAGTCGCAAAATCGGTTCGGCGTGTTTTTATTTGCCACCACCAAAAAACATGCTTATGAGATTTTATCGCATTTGCCTAAAGAGGAATCTGCATTAATTTTAGGTGATACACATCAGGACTTACGTACAAGGATATTAGATGAAGCGCGTGTTGGTAAAATTAAGTATCTGGTTAATATTGCGATTATATCGGTTGGTGTTGATGTGCCCGCCTACGATACCATTGCGTATCTTCGTCCAACGGAAAGTCTTGTTTTGCTTGTTCAAACTATGGGGCGAGCGCTCCGATTGTCTCCCAATACAAACAAAAAAGAAGCTTTAGTAATGGACTTTGCTGGCAATATAGAAAGGCATCGTGATTGGGATAATCCAATATTACATAAGGCAGTTTTACAAACACTTGATAAAGACAAGCCTTTTGTTATCCAATGCCCATCCTGCATGACAATGAATACAGAGCATGCAAGACGTTGCGTAGGATTGCCTCAAGACGCACGTTGTGATTATTATTTTGAATTCAAAGAATGCCCTAATTTAGAATGTCGGGTTAAAAATGATATTTCAGCACGCCATTGCCGACTCTGCGAAACAGAGATTATCGATCCTAACAAAAAACTATCGCTAGAATCCGTAAAACCGATTGCTGTTGAAGTTTTTGTTAATCAGGCGCGCTTTGGTATATCGGGCACCCAAAAAAGCTTTAGAATTGATTGTGGGTACCAATGCCATGACAAAGAGGGCAATATTCGCATGGTTATGGAGCATTACACGCCTTGCACTGAAAAAGCGCGCCATGTGTTTTATGGGCAGTTTGTAAGAAAACATTGCGACAAAGCATCAAGCTATTTTATTTATTTAAATAACAGGCAGAAAGTCGAAGAGATGTTAAGGGAAGCAAAGATTCCAAGACGGTTATTAATCACGGAAGAAAATAAAAACATTAAGATAAAGAAAAAACTGTTTGATTAATTATTAAAGGAGAATTATGGGGATTATTAGTACTGACTATCTCATAGAAACTATATATTATGGCGCAATCGTTGCGATTGCAGTCTTGGTTTTAATTAATACGTTAAAAAAATAGAAGAGATTTATATTATGGCAAGAAATGTTTTAGACAAAAAGGATATTATTAAATGGAACGAAATATTAACAGATTGGCAAAAAAGCACATTAACTAAAAATGATTATTGCAAACAAAATAAATTAAATATAGTTAAATTTAAAAGGCGTTATAGTTGGATTTTAGAAATGAAAGATAATCCGGGGCTTATCGAAAAATATTTGCCATACATTGAAGAACATGAAAGATCGGGATTAAATATTAAAAAATTTACTAAGCTTAAAGGTATTAGTGAATATAATTTCACCAATGTTAAAAATCATATTCAATGCATGGAATTCTTAAAAGAAGAATCAAACAATAAAATGAGTTTTATACAAGTACCTGCTTTCTCTGCAAGTGAGCTTAAACCTGTAGACCAAGTGCAAGAAATAAAACCTATTATTGAAATAAATAAGCCTCCTATAGAAATATCATTCAATCACGATATAAAAGTCACTTTACCTAATAACATACACACCGAAAAACTAGTCAAAATTATTGAATTATTAAAGGATTTATAATGCTTATACCCTACGAAGGAAAAAAAATATTTATAGCTTCACAACCTGTTGATTTCAGAATGTCAATCGATGGACTATCCAATTTTATCAATCAAGAAAATAAATCTTATTTACATGACGGCTCTATCTATGTTTTTTATAACGGCAATAAAGATAAAATAAAGTGCTTATTTTGGGACAGAAACGGCTTTGTTCTATATTATAAAAGGCTTGATAAATGTACATTTAAGATTAAAAAAATGCTTAAGAAAATTGAAAAAATTACAGCAAATGAGCTTGAGGTTCTGTTAGCGGGTTTCGATCCTGAACCTGTTGAACGCCAGCCACGAACTTTGAATCATGAATCCTAGGAATTTAAAATGAATTTATATCAAGCTTTATATATTGTAAATATTATAGACAATATAGATAAAGGAATTGCTGTTTTATTTGGTATCGGAATCCTAGTTTTAATTGTAACAGCATTTAAATATTTTATTTTTAGATTTGAAGATGAAGATGTTAGTTTAGAATTAAAGATTATTAAAAAATATTGGATTTTATTATTACTAATGGTTTTGGATGCCCCTATTCCATCTAAGTCCACTATGTATATGATGCTAGGCGTTAAATACCTAGACCAATCTGGTATCCCAAAAAAGGTAACTGAAGCTTTAGAGCTCAAATTGGATGAGTATATTGAAGAACTAAAGGACGATAAGAAAAATGAGAATTCCCAGAAGAATAAAAAACCGTATTAAAAGCTGGTTTACTCCTGAAGAATTAGAAGATTTAAGAATAACGTTTACAAGAGACAATCCTCTTTGGGAAATTGTCTGGTTTGGTTTTTGGATAGGATTTGCAGTTGCCGGGATAATTGTTTCTTTGCTTTGGTGGATTATTTAGTGAACAATTTTACTATAGCCGAGCTCAAATACCTTATTTGGGCTATAAAATACGTAAGAGAACGTACAACTAATTGCGGGGATGCAATGAGAAAGCTAGAAAGAGATATCCAGGCTATGATTGATAACTACGATAAGCAATCAACTAAATGCCCTAAATGTTCTAATATAAGAGTTTCTGATGGAATGTGATTATCGTGAATGACTTTACGGAAGACGAGTTAATCTTAATCAAAAAGAAGTCCCAAAAGTATTGTCTTCATAATGATATAATCCAATTTATAAATCCAAGTAATAAAAAAGCTATGTCCTACAAATGTAAATTATGCGATTTTGAATTTGAATATTGGGCGCAAGTAAAATTCCATAGTTACGTATATTAATTTTAGGAAAATTTAAGAAATGAATGGTTTAACAACAGAAGATTTACAGATTATTTTATTTTGGGGAATAGATAGAATAGAAGGTGTTGGTATTAATAACTTTACAGAAGAAGGGCATTTGGAATTATTTCATAAATTACAAGAAATGCTTGATAACTATTGCGAGCATGAAATCAAGGCACTAGGAATAAACGAAAATGGGCATATTTTCACTAAATGCACAAATTGTGATAAGGAATTATGGCATGAGAAGGATTAAAGAAAAAGTAAAAGAATGGAAGTGTAGATTGTTTCATAAAAAAGAGCATATAGAACTTATACATTTACCTTTAGTGCCTACGTTACTTAATCTTTGCGGATGTAAAAAGTGTGACTTATGGAGAGTGATTGAATGATAATCAGTGAAAAACAGATAATGGCTTTAATTAGAATAGCGACAGATTGGATGCATACTGAAGACGCGCCATTTTTAGTAAGAGAGGGCATTGCCTGTCTGTTGGTGGAAATTGAAGCCCAACAATCCGAAAAATTACAGGATTTTGATAAATGATAATAAGTGAGAAACAAATTTTGTGGTTAATGCAATGGACAGATACATACCGCAATACTTTATTAATAAATAAATCACAGGGGCAGCTAACAGAAACCGGTCATGAAGCACTTAAACAGATTAGTGAATTGATGACCATGATATATAATCAGCAATCAGGGCAATTGAAGGTGATAGAATGAGTCAATACATCTATAAATATAAATTACCGCTAACAGATACCCTGATTGAATTAGAATTTCCAATGCGTCATAGTTATTGTGATATCCAGCTGCAAGGTGATGATATATGCATATGGCTTATAGTTTTTGACGAAAATGAATCCCTTATAAAAAAAAGATTTAAAATATTTGGAACAGGTCAAAAGCTTGATGATCTTATAGAATTTTTTTATCTTAAAACAGTGCAAATGCCAAACGGTTTAGTTTGGCATGTATTTGAGGTGCTTGAATGAACAATTACAACATTCAAGATTTAAGCGATGTAATACTGGAAACTGCTAAGGCTCTTAAGACCTTAGCTGAAGGTATAGACAAAATGAACGAGGCAATGCTTCATATATTATTAGCTATAAATGAAATAGAGCAAAGAAGTCGCCCGGAAGATCACAATTGAGGATTAGAGATAAATGAAAATAATTATATTAATATCTTGTCTACTTTTAGTTTCATGCGGAGATAATCCTTATAAAGACATTAAGCCAATAAAGGCGACTGATTATGCTAGAATAAGACTGGAAATCCAACGTTGCAACCATATAGATTGTGAAGGAAATTTTAGTTCTATGTTTCGTTGGTCGCCTAAAAATGATTGCCTAAAGCATTTAAGTACTAGGATTATAAAATAATGAACTACCCATGGGAATGCCCACGATGTAACCGAATCAATGCTCCTTGGCTTCCGTGTTGCGATTGCAAGTTAGATACCTTTAGTCAGAGCACATCTACAAGCATAAATTGGAGCATAGTGGAGCGATGTTTAATTTGTAATGGGCTTCATGCGAAAGGTATACAATGTATTTTATTAAAGGCTGAGTAAATGACTAAAAAAGATTGTGCAATTATTATGTGTCCGCCATTTTCTGATTATCCAGAGGCCCCCGAAGATCAGCCGGATTGCCAGCTTTTTAAATGCCCAATGTGTTTGTGTAAAATGTGGGTTTCTGAAAAGAAAAGAGGAGTCCTTAATTATGACTCAAGTATAAATAAAGAGATATTTATATCTTGTTATCATTGTTTTGAAGATATGGCAGAGAAAGATCCAGAATTTATTTTAAATGCTAATCGTGTCGATATATGAAAATTTTAATAGCTTGTGAACTCTCTGGTATTGCAAGAGAATCTAATGAAAATTGAAATATCAAAAAAAACTAGCAATGAATTATTTATAAAATTTATATTACCCAATAATCATTTTATTATTTTTAACGCCGAAGAGCTAACCAATAATGAAGGGATGTTTACTATAGAAATGAAAAACGACCAGATATTTCAGGAATGGCTTGCAAACAGAATTAATAAACCAACTGTTGACCCTGATTACTATAAGCTAAGGTCTGATAATCAAAATAATCAGACTTAGTGGCATTTTAGCAACATGGTTATTCAAATTGATATGATGTAATTCAAATTGTATAGAACCAAAAAGTACAATAATTGAACTAACAGATTGATTAAAATAAATACCATTTTTTGGTATAATAATTGTTATAAATGTGAGAATTTAAAATAAATAGGATAATTAATGACATTAGAACAAAAAATAACCTGTGATGGATGCGGGGAAGATATAACGTGCACTAATAACATAAATGATTGTAGGATGGTTTTGACTATTGAGGCTAAATCGCATAATTCTAATATAAGAACATTGAAGTATGCTCAACCACCAATTACTGCCGATTTACATTTTTGCGGATTGGGTTGTTTACAAAAATGGGCTATTGGATAAGGGATAAAATGAAATTTTTAATTTTGAGAGATGACAGGGGAAGTGAAATAGGATTAATACAAATAGAGAAAATTGAATCTATTTTTATAATAACGCCGCGCCTAGACTTAGGTGAAAAATGGCATATTAGTATCAACTATGGGGGTCTAATTCAGCGTGTACATTTTGATAGCGAAGAAGAAGCGCAAAGAAATTTTAAAAATATAATGACCGATCTTATAAGAAGTTAACTGATACAAACACTAGGAAATTAGGAGCAGTTTTTTGGTAAGCTATAAAATCCATTAGTTACATGATTATCCAAATAGCTAAGTATCGCTTCTTTGGCTTCATCTGCACCATAAGCTACACGCGCACAATATCCGCGCTGCCTTTTCCGCTCTAAGAAATCCAATTGCTCCTCACTTAACCTTCCCTTAAAAGTTTTTAGCTCAATCCATAAGCCATAGAATCCTCCGCAACTTAATGCCAGAAAAAAATCAGATACCCCTTTTTTCACGCCCATGCGCTTAAGAAGCCTGCCTTGCTGGGGCGAGCATTTGCGCTCATTAGCAAAGTGGTGTAAATCATCGGCCAAGTCAGGGTAATTAAAGCTAAACCAGTTTACTACATTGATATGCTCTATTTGCTCAGGATTTAATCTCATTTGCCCTCGCGAATCATTAAAGCAATATCACGTGCACGCTGCCCCACCTGATTAGCCCATGTGCTATCTAAAGCCTCAATGGCGGCATCAGTATAATTTCTATTAATAAGGGCGCGTATCATTTTTTTAAAACTTAATAGCCGTTCAATACCTAAATTAAAATTCATATTTAGCAAGGCATCTTGCACGCCTTCGGGTTGAGTTAAATACCAGGAGTATTGCATTAATTCTTTCTCACACCGGTTAAAATCATTTTCAAACATCAATTCAGCTTCGTCCAAGCTAATGCCATTTGATAAATTCCTACCCCAGCCTATGGTGATATTGCCTGTGGTATCGATATAGGTTTGGGTTTTTAAATCCTCACAATGCTTTATCCAAGTTTTGACATCAATCATAATTTGCCTCAAAAAAAGGCCCATTTAAGGGCCTTTAGGATTATGCGGTAGTTACGACTCTGTAACGTACATAAAGAGTTGCCGTGCTGTCACCAGTTGCAAAATCAGCGGTAGCATTGGATAGGAACACAGCGGTATTTTCCACGGTTGCTGGCGCATTAAGAGTAGCTGCACCTGAACCATTAGCCAGGAATCCTGAGGCTGCAACACCGTTTAAAGTAGCTGCTGCAATAGAAGCGGAAGCCTGAGCGCCTGCACCATGGACTGTATTGCCATATTGCGCTTGGATCGCACCGCCTGCTGTATATTGCAATGTACCAAAAGCAATATCCCATAAAATACTGTCAATCAGGATAAGCTTCCCACTTCCTGGGGCTGCGACTAATTGAACAGGGGTATCATATAAGGCTTTAATTTGAGCGGCAGTTAACGTTACGGTTGCAGTTGCAGCAACATCCAAAGCTAATTGCGCATAATCCACTGCATTATTAGCAATCTTGGAGCCTGTTACAGCACCTGCCTGTATGGTTGTAGCGCCTGTATTGCTGATATGCACATCCCCTGACATGGCAACGGCTGTAGCCACGTTAGAAGCATTACCAACTATGATTTCAGCACTTGGTAAAGTAGAGCTGACACCACCTGCTGGAGGATTAGCAATAAAAGTGTTATTAGTGGCATCGTGGGTGAAAAAGGCTATACCGCCAGAATAAGATATTAAAACGATATCAGTGGCTGCCCATTGAAAGTCACCATTTTGTAATGCTTCAATTTCAGCCATAATGGCAGGTGTTGTTAAATAGCCATTAGTTGTAATGGTGGATAAACCATCGTCAACTACCATGGTAACAATGTTGGGGTTGCCGTCAAAATTTCGGGCAATAGCTAATACGGCCATCTTAGAATCTCCTTATAATTTTAATAAAGCACATCATGTGCTCATCTGTAAAATACTATCTGGTTCTGTGTTTTAAATTCTTACGTCTAATCCTATCTATATCATCCATCCCTAAATAGCCCACGATTTCCTCATTCATATCTGTGCGCTCACAATAACTACCGGAGTCGCCCGCTTTAAGAATCAGCTCATCGTGATCGGGATAATCCTTTAAATCACCTTCTCGTATTTCAATTTTCTTTTTCGGTGTTTCATCATAAGCCATGACTAGCTCCTAATATTTACCATCCTTTTTAGACTTCTTTTTATCCATTTTCTTATGCTCTTTCTTTTCATGTCTCATTTCTTTTTTTTCTTCTTTACGCTCTTCCTTTCGTGTTTCTTTTTTCATTTCTTCATCCTTTTTAAAGTTTCGGCCAAATTTGCTTCTTTACGAATAGTTGGGTTTTTAGATTTTTCAGCCCTGGCTAACTTTTTGGCCGGAATCTTCTCCCCTTCCTTTACTCCAAGCTCCCGATGCAATTTACCCTTGTTCTTGCTCGTGGCTTTTTGTATCCACTTCTGCGCCATTATCTTCTCCTTCGGTTGCCAAATCTTTAGCATCAACCAATTCCTTTGCCTTTTGCTCAATCAAAACAAGCTGCTCATTTAAAACAGAAATAGCCCCAACACACTGGTTAAAAATAGCCTGGGCATTATTTTTTTGTACTTCTAAATTTTGCAACTGAATCTTAATGGTTTCTGTATCTAAACTCATAAAACTAACTCCTTATTAATGATAATACAACAACCTAATTTAACACCATCTGACACATTATGCATCAGGATAAAGTGGAATTTTATAATAAGTGCCATTGATTTTAATGCGCACATAGCCTGTAAAGGTTAAAGGCAATGTTCCTCCGCCAACTCCTGCCGAGGGATATACCGTTCCGTCCCCTCTAAATCCTACTTTTGCAGCCGTTGAGCCGATAGCCATTCCAGGCCCGTTATCTGATGAGGTAGCCCCTGTAGCAATGTCAGCAATAGCTTGATAGCCTATAGCTAGAGTACCTACGCTTGAATTTGAATTAGTACCAGACCCATAGCCTAAGAAGGTATTATTTGTGCCGGAAATTAAAACCGTACCACTTCCAGCAGTACTGCCCGTATTCGCACCAAAACCCACATTATTTGTACCACTCGTTACACTTCCTAAGGCATTGTAACCATGGGCATCGTTTAAATTTCCTGTGCATACATTGAGCGCTGACGCCCCAAAAGCGCTGCATTGAGAATAGGCTCCGGTGGCATTCAAGGCCTGATACCCGAAGGCACTATCTGATGTCCCGCTACTACCTTGCAAAGCGGAGCGACCAAAGCCGCAATTTTGGTCTCCGGTCACATTTACACCGCACAAATATCCAAATGCTGATAAGTTGCTGCCAGTCATAGCTTGACCAGCACCTGAGCCAAAGCAACTATTTCGTATGCCTGACACGTTGCTTGATAGCGAATTATAGCCAAACGCGCTATTGTCATTTCCAGTATTTAATTTAAGAGACTGATATCCGAAGCAACTTATGCCTGTGCCTGACACATTAGCATTACCTGCATTGTAACCAAATGCGGACAGGGTTCCTGTGGTATTTGAAGCTCCAGCTTGGAATCCTACGGCCGTCAAAATTCCCGACGTATTGACAGCTCCCGCCGTATAACCTATGGCAAGATTGCCAACCCCTGTATTTGCTGCCAGGGCATTAGTTCCGATGCCCACTATTTGTGCGGCAGTATTTCCAGAGGCTGTCCCAAAGCCTATTGCGATTGAGCTGCTAGCCCCTGTTGATGCCGTTGTATAAGCCCCAGAGCCAATGATGACACAGCCTCCTGAGGTCGTTATTGCTGATGCAGCCCCAAATCCAATAATGACGTTATTTGCCCCAGTCGTTCCGGCAGCATATCCACCGCTTGAAAGTACCGTATTGGTGCTGATAGAACCTGCGCCACGCCCAACAGTAAGGCTATGTATAGTCGCATCATTAGTGGATGTAACACTTCCAAAAGTCACATTGCTTGTAGTGGCTATATCTTGAGGTGTAGTTAAAGTCACAGCCCCAGAGGTGGCAGAACCCGATGTGCCATTTACTAATACCTGGTTAGCAGTTCCCGTTAGGGTGGATACAGTTCCGCCAACGGTGGCCAAGGTGCCAGAGGTGGGGAAAGTAACCGAGGTGGTATTGGTCATAGTGAACGTAGAGGCAAAGGCGCCTGATGTGGTCAGATTGCCGCCCAAAGTTAAAGTACTGCTTCCATTATTGACACCTGTGCCGCCATAGGTGGGCGATATGACCGTACCTTGCCAGGTTCCTGTGCCTATGGTTCCTAGAGTAGTTATCGAGGTTTGGCCAACATAGGTAGCCGCTATATCGATTACAGGGGTAGTTCCTCCGGTTGAGGTAATCCGGTTTAAAGTACCACTTACCGAAGTTACGCCAGTTCCCGCAGGAACTGCCCAAGTGCCGTCACCTCGCCAAAAGGTAGTGCTACCAGCCGAAGTACCGCTGTTTAAGTTAGTGACAGGAAGGTTTCCACTAAAGCCAATGGATATCGCACCACTACTGCTGGTTACTGTAATATTTTGTCCAGAGCCTATAGTGGCAGCAGATGGGTCGCTTGCTGTTGTGCCAACCAATACTTGCCCTGCCCCTAATAAAACCGAATGGATAGCACTTCCAGCCTGTCCTATTAATACCGCATGGTTGGTGGTTGAGCTTAAAGTAATGGTTGAAAAAGTAGGCGAGCTTCCGGTTGCAATATCTTGAGGCAGACTTAAGGTAACTGCTCCGGTTGGGGATGAAGCTATAACCTGATTGGTAGTGCCTGTGATGGAGGTCACATCCCCGCCAACTGCTGTATCAACATACAATTTATTGACTAAATCCGTGGGATTAACAGGAGCTGCTGCCACCTGCCCTGAGGTTAAGGCTGCTGTGGATGAGGTGATAATGGCACCTGGAATATGCAGTCCTGTGGGTAGTGTTGTACTTAAAGAAGGTACAGAGCCTGCACTCGTAACTAATACTGCATTAGCGGCTGCCGCTATGGGAGATAATACGGTGCCATTGGCAGGATAAAAAGGAATATCATTAATAACGCCAGGATTTACTGTACCTGTGCCGCTGCCTGATAATTCAGTCCATGTGGCAGACATTGCATCATAATATTCATATACATTTAGAGTTGTATTTAATCGTAGACGATAATCTACGGCTCCAGAGGGTGTGGGTCTATCGCCCGTAGTGCCTGGAGCCAAAAAAGTCCATGGATTATTGAATTGTGTATTTATGGTCGGCGACATGCCGGTTAAACCAACAGTTGTAACACCATTGGATAAATCGCCACCATTAAAAAATTGACTAAACTTAATTGTAGATACCATCTGACAATCCTTGTCATACTGAATCGTTTAACCTTGCAATTGCCTAAATGAAACTCCGCAATAAGCCGTTGCATCTGGGGTAATAAAATGTAATACATCCCCTCCTCGTACATAGCGTTTATAGGGTCTAAATTCGCTATAAGCTTGCGTTCCTACACTGCCTGGTATGGATATGGTAGGAGTAGCATTTAATCCCACATAGATGTTAGCCGTGGCATTATATTCAAATAAAGCTTGATACTGCATGGTAGAAACACCAGGCACGGTCACTGCTTGAGATGAATTAATACTTAAGCCTACTTGCGCACAGGTGTCACTAAAAGGCATCGTGCCATCATAGTTTTCATTATATTTGGTTGTCATCTTATATCCTTATAAAATTATTCGTATCTAATGCATTTTCGCATCAAATACGTTTGCTGAACCAGACTTAAAGCACTTGGGCCTGCATAACCTGTGATACCATCTGTTGTAGCTGCCGATATGGCCGATGCAGCTCCTGCGGTTGGGCCTTGGGGCTGACTTGTGGTATTCATCCAAAATCCTGTTCCTGTAAGCGGATCGTGCGTATGCTGAGGCATTTCATCGCGCGTTATTAAATGGGTTGATGCACCGCCCTTGCTACCCACGCCATTTAATCCTGCTGCATACACAGACGTTCCACCCAGTCCTGCCGTGACATAGCCTTGCAAATCAGGCAAAGTAAAGGTAGTTGAGCCATCACCGTTGCCTGCTGCAAAGAAGGTAATTGCCGAAGACACCGTGGCTGTTGCTGCATTGGATATGGTTATAGTAGTACCGGAAATCACAGTAATCGTGGTCGAAGCTGGTATCCCATTGCCTTCAATGGCCATGCCTACCCGATAATTCGCACTGGAGACTACGGTGAAAGTATTTACGGTATTGGTAAGCGATACGGTTTCTACGGTAGTCAAAGCCCTGAATAATTGATTATAGATAAGCCTGTTTTTCGTACTTCCATCGCAATTAAAATAATGCAAGGGCACTGTAAACCCTGCAAAATCAATAACAGTCCCTACAGGCACAATAGGATATTCGGTATGGTATGTGCCATCAATTTGTAAATCGACTGTATTTTGGATAAAAGATGGCTCAAAAGGCATCGCAGGATTTTCCACTACCAATTGTACGCTCGTAAAATACATATCTGACGTGCTGGAAAGCGGTATTTGAAGCTCAATGTAGGCTGCTGGAGGTACCGTTGTATCGGTGGATGCTGGTATGGTTGCATGTCCTGTATATTCAGTTAAGGTCGTATTGACCACAGGCACGCTTAATACCGTTGTGGGTGCCCCTACATCTGGCACTAAATTAGCCGTTAATGTGGCAAAGCCTGTTCCTGTAGCTGCTGTAATGGCTGCTGCAACCACCATTCCTGACCACAGCACGCCGTTTTGGGAAAACCGCTGTCTCAGTATTACCGAATCAGGATTCCAGCCTGATAGCACGATATGCAAGGCATAAGGAGCATTAGATTTGGTAGGGTTAAGGCTTGTTAATGGCACTTGCGTAACTGTTGCTGTTCCTGAGCCTGCTAAGTCAAGGAACCAACCTGGGGCAATGTTATAGGTTCCGGCTACTGTGATGACTGTAGCAATGCTTGGGCCTGCGAAATTAAAAAGAGCGAATTGTGGATTGGCGACCTGATTACCCGTTGGAAAGGCAACGGTGGTGACAGGGGTTGAGCCGCCTGTACCTGGCACATAATCATTGACTTCATAAATTAGAGCATCATTTTGGGATGGTGGATCAATTCCGTTATTTTGTCTAAATTCGAGTCGATAGACCTGTGTTGGGTCAAAATAGATGTCGATGGGTAGTGTTCCATTCGCTAAAAACTCAATGGGGTTTATCCAAGGCTGCGATAGGTCGACATCGTGATAGACGGTAGCTGGGATATAGGGAATGGTGTTTTGCAGGACATAGAGGTAAAAATCATCATCAAATGCCCGTGCCTGTAGATCCACTTCAAACCATATGGGATTAATCCCTCGTATACCAAGTGACACATCACACTCCCTGTGTAATTTATTGGATTATATTAGCACGGTCTTTGCAATTTGGCTAAATCATCATATTAATTTTTCATACAATTCTTTAAGGGTTTTGGGGCCTTCGGAATTTGAAAAATCCCTTTTCCTTTGATCTTTAAGATATGATCTTTCCATGTCCCGTTTTTGGGACTGTTTAATAGTCCCGTTTTTGGGACTGTTATCGGAAAAAGTGGTACTATTTATTTTTTGAACAGTCCCGTTTTTGGGACTATTTAAATTCAACTTATACACAGGTACTCGTTTTGTTCTTCCAGCCATTTTTCCAGTCTGAAAGATTAATTTTTTATCCGATAAAGATTGGAGAACTTTAATAACTGTTTTTCGATCTGCTGAACTGCTTTCAACTAAAGAGGCTACAGATGGCCAGCATTCTCCGTCATCATTAGCTCTATAAGCTAATATGTTTAAAATTGAATGCTCTGCTAAAGAAAGATTTTTTTGTTTGTGAGAAAGGTTTACTAAGTCTGTGCTCATTTGTTATACTTGCCTTGTTATTCGACGTAACATTTAAGCCAGCAAATTAGAGCTACTAACTCTAGCTGGCTTTCCTTTTTATGCATCTTACTACTTTTTCTTTTTCTTAGGTATCTTGGCTCCGCTTTTTCTGGCTTCATTTAAAGACGCAGCAATACTCTGATTTCTTGGATGGCCTGCTTCCTCCATTTCACGAATATTCTCACCTATGATTTTTTTGCTCTTCCCTTTCTTTAAAGGCATTTCAATCCCCTTAATATTAATGCTTGTTTTTTGTCCAGTGATTTGTTACTCTAAAAGTATAGCCTTTTTTAGTGATTTATGATGAGTGATATAATTAATATTAAAGAGTTTTATAGTGTGGAGTCACGTCTTACCATAGTAGAGAATTCCATAATCAATATGGATAAAAATTTAATAGAAATTAAAGATTTATTAAGGCAAACAAAAAACGAAATTCGTGATCAATTAAAAGAAACAAGAAATGAACTGACAGAAGCAGTAAAAGAATCAAGACGTGAATTAAAAGGCGATAATAGGGAATTAAAAAGCAATATCAGGGGTAATTTATTTTGGACTTTAGGTTGTATATTGGGTATTTACGGAACGGCATTTGTGACATTGATAAGTGCTGTAGGTAAAGCCTATCATTGGTTTTAAATTGGAGTAGATAGAATGAGCGCATTAGGTTGTTTTGGAATATGTTTATTTTTTATAATAATTGGCTGTATTGATTAAAAATTACTGTAACAATTTTTTTAATCCTTCATAGCCCGCAACACCTGCTGCAATTTTAGCAGTTCCTTTTCTAAAGGTTTTTACACCAGGTTTATGTAAAAATAATCCAGGGTACCTTCTGGATAATTCAATCATAAACTGATCGTCTTTTAATAATTCTTTGACAGCATTCTTTGGCAGCATTCTTTTTGATTCTGTTTCCGATAATTGTTCAAGCCTGGTATAGGGAATAACTTTTTCTTTATATTTATTGCTTAATTGGCCATATTTTTCTGCCAATTCGGGGTTTGCTCCTAATACATTATTATTAAACATAGATTGTTTAATTTGTTGTCTAGCTTCATTGACGGCTTTTAATGTTTTATGTTGAATGGGAGTTAGGCCAATTTTCATTTCTAAATTAGTTAAATGACGTTCTAATGCACCTAATTCACTTTGTGCCCAATGAGCATTTTCTAAGGTGGGATCTTGTAGAAACTCATTAAAAGAGCGATGATATTTTGAGCTAGAATTTTGATTAATAAGTTTTCTATTTTTTAAAATTTCAACGGGAGGAATAGCATGGGTTAAACCCTGTTGACCCGCTTCATTAAATAATTGTCCATATTCTTTTTTTGCTTCATTTAAAGCACTTTGCTTATGCTTTGACATTTTATTCATAATGCCTTTTGCAGTAATAGGTAAACCACGACGTAAAAGCTGTGCTATGCCTAATAATTCTGGAGCATGCTCAACACCCTTTTGAATAAGCCAACTGCCAGTAGATGTCGTGCCTTTTTGCCCCATTAATTTCGCAAAATCATTTTGTTCATTAGGCAGATAATCTGAAATTTTATATTCAGGTTTTGGTAAATTAAACTTATCAAATCCCATAGTTTTATCTAGTGCATTACTAATTCCTTGGCCAGTATTCTCTAAATTTTGGACTATATCATGTGGCATATTTACTAAATTTTGACGCTGATTCAATAAGCCTATCATAATGTCTCTGGGGAGCCATGTAGAAATACCTTCACGTTTTGGAGGCAAGAATTGCTCTTCTTTTTCCATAGGCGTTAATAAGGATTCATCAAATTTTGAATTAAATGGGGAAGGCGCAATATAACTTGATTGATTCGTGTTTTTTTCATCAATAGGTTCAAGCAATGAATAGTCAAATTTTGAATTAGCCACGTTTCCACCCCGCTGGTAAATGTTTTGCATTGGCTTCCGTTGTTTTAAAAGACTTACCCTGTGGATTTATAATAGTTACAGTTTTTGATTCATTTGATAAACCAGCTACTTTGTCATTTTCTCCAATTAGTTTGTCTATTTGTTCTAATTGGGCGGTTAATTTAGAAATAGCTTTGCCTTGGGTTTCTGAAAAATTGGGTTTTCTAGCAAGAGATGTTTTCAATGCCAATACATTCCCTTTGGATGACATTTCTTTTTCTGCTTGAATAATAGGTTGTAATCCATAAGTTTCCCATGCACCTGCATTTGGGTTATCTGTTGTAGCAGCAAAACGCTCAGCATCTTTTTCTGCACCAAATCCAAATATGCCGCTATGACCAAAAAGATCGGGATTATTTTTTGCAATGAGTAACATTTTTTCTAGAGAATTTTTAACCATTTGAAGATGCACAGCATCCTTTTTTGCATCTTCAATCACTTTAAGACGTTTTGTTTCATTTTTTAAATCTTCTGCTTGTTTTTGTTCTGCTAATTTTTGTTCATGTTTATCATTTGCAAGTTGTTTCTTTTCTTCTAGGGCTTGCGCATGATCAGATTGCTTTAATTGATGTTTATATTCTTCTAGCTGTTTTTTATCTTCTAGTTTTTGTTCTGGAGTTTGCTTAATTTCTGTTACAGGATCGAATTTATATTTATACCGAAAATAAGCACGTTTTACAGGATCGTTTTTTAAAGTTTCTATAAGATTGGAGCCTGGAGTTGCCCCAACAGAGGCAGCTTGTTTTTGTTCAATCATTTTGGCCTGATCGTTATGAATTGCTTCTGCAGCTCTATTAGCCTCATCCACAGAACTATAAATACCCATATGCTGACCAGTACTACGATACTGCTCTTTAGCTTGCTCAGGCGTTAATATGCGTCCATCTTGGCTCACACGAGGAATTAATACTTCGCCTTCTGGGGTTCCTATGCTCATGGAATATACAGTACTAGTACCACCCTCAGGATTTGGCACTTGGGGTCTATTAGATAAATCCAAATTACCTGTCTCAATAGTTCCTTGCGGAAAAGCACCCTCGCCTGAAAACATTTTATGTAAATCAGGGTATTGATTGGCAACCGAAGTATTGGGCATATTGGAAGGAGGCGTATTTTGATTTCCAGAATTTACGCCAAAAATTTTATTAAACTGATCGTATTCCCAATTAGGATCGTTTTTATGCTTCAAATTCAATAATTGTTCTTGCAAAATTTGTCTGTTTAATCCTTGGTTTGCACCAAGACGAGATTCTATCTGTTTTTTTAATTCCAGTTCTTGTTTAAATTGTTCCGCTAATTGCTTTTGCCTCTCCCGCTCAAGTCTAGATTGCATAATCTGATGCATAAAATTGCCACCAGTTTGCATTCCTTGCAATAAACCCTGTAATCCAGTCCCTGGAGTTGGCGCGCTCAAATTCATCATTATTTTCCTCCACCAAAGGGATTCCATCCGCCCCCTAATGCACTACCTAATATACTGCCCCCTAATCCTAATAATCCCCCAAAGGTATTACCTCCGGCATTTTCACGGTTAATGGTATTATTAGCAGAATTTACACCCATATTCATGGCATTGGTGGATTGCTGACCTGCGGTATTGGCTCCCACTCCATAAATATTTTGGGAAAGGCCAGCACCTGTGACGTATTTTTGCATTAAGTCATTTAGATAATTTTGCCTATCTTGTGCTGCAATATTAGCAGTACCGCCTTGAATGGCTTGCAATGCAGGACTTGAACCCATAAGCCCCATCGAGCTTGCTGCATCCAACCCTTGTTGTTGTGCCATATTTTCAGTATTTTTGGCGGCTTCGGACTCCTTATAATTTTTAACCCATTCGTCTTGCAGTTTGGCAGGATTTTTTAAGTTATTAATATATTCCTGCAATGTGCCTTGCTGACTTTGGCCAAAATTATTATAAGGCTGCAAATAACCTTGCCCTTGATTGTAATAATTTTCTAATTGCTTTTGACCTTCTTCATAACCCTTTCCAGGATTAAAAAAACTTGATAACCAGCTCATAATGTATATCCTTATACAATGACAAATCCTGTTGTTTGAGAGCTACGCGTAATCCATGTAGTATCCGTTACCACACAAATTATCTCTATACTATCATACCGACTCGAAGAGGATATGCTAGTAGTAGCAGTTGCACCCACACTAGCCACTTGAATTATTTGGCCTGTAGCCGTTAATAAAGTCCATCCGCCACTGCCTTGCCCTGCAATCGATACCCTATCCCCGGGATTCATCTCGTCGGGTAATGTAAACGTCGTTAATAAGGTATTCGTAGGAATATAGAGCGAATTAACCGATACACTTTGTGATACATCATCTACAACGGTTGAGGATAATACGGATCCATCTAAATCAGCTAAATTTTCATTTAATGAATCCACTAATACCCAAATCCATTGCAAAAATTCAGGATCAAAATCCCTGTTGGAAATAGGGGCTGAGTCAATTTTATCCAAGTTCAAGCTCATTAATTAGCCCCTCCTGATACGCGCCTTGTATTTCTAACGCCACCCAATATCACAATAGGGGCGGAAGACACACATATAAGCTTATAACAGCGATTTCTGGAGCATCCTAACTCATACCAGCGCATACGCCAGCGATAGGCTCCAAGGGGGCTAAATTCCCTTACATCGGCTTGCAGGAAAGTTTCACCGCCATCGTCAGAATAATAAAGCTCAATGTAAGGCTTAAATAACGCATTGTAGTGATTGTCGTCAAAAGCGGGTGTGTTGGTACCGTCTTGAATGATAAACGTGACACCATCTTCCGCAACCATGTAAACAGGCACTGTTGGGGTACTAGATTCACCCACAATAAAAACGGTATTATCAAAAGGCGCGTTCGAGTTATAAAACGTTTGATTCCCAAATACAAAGTCAATCTCGACATATTCATCCATAAACTCCGAGTAATCTGCATTAAAAATCTGGCGCGTTACAAGCTCGTAGCGCATTGGGTATTTTAAAAAGGCATCAGGTGCCTGGTTATCGGGTTGCGCAGGATTTATCAGCTCATTGTAATAAATATTGCCTGCCATTTGATAAATTGCCGGATCGTTTTGAACCGTCACTAAATGCAGGTTATTAAAATACACATGCCTCTGAATACGGTTTCTATCCCCATCCAGCTCGATACAACGTCCCCAGGTTTGTGTGCTGAAATTATATTCAATGGAATTGGCACTATCTTCTATATCCAGCTCTCCAAGCCCCACGTAGGTTCCTGCATTGGCTCTGTAAAATATGGTATTTTCATACTGGTATAAAAATCCGTCTACCTCATCAAATAAAAAAGGACTCATAGCAGAGGCATGAGTTGAATCTTGTAGCAACACATTGACCGCCTGCGAAGAGATCGGTTTTGGTACTTGGCCATCGCTCATCATAAAGGTAACAAGGCCTGAGGCATTCTTGCCAAGCCAGACCATCATGCCAAAATCAACATCCAGTGAGTGCGGATCGGCAATTCCAAAATTAAAGTTATACGAACTATTTAATTTCCAGGGAAATTCACGCGTAACTCCTGCCACGGTAATCTGGGTAACAATATTCGCCCAGACATCGGTTGTAAAATCACATAAAATATAAAGCTGATTTTGCAATACAGCAAATTGGCCTATGACTCCAGAGGCCCTATTAAATAAAGCAAATTGATTAGGCGCAATACCAAAAGAAAAGCACCCATTTGCCCCGCCTGCAACGTTCACAGTACTTAAGGTATAGTTAGGCGTATTATCCGTACTTACTACAAAACGGTTTCCAAAGGCCGCCACATACCGCGGGTTAACAGGCGCGCGCGGATCGGTTACCACTTCCGCAGTTACTGTAGAGCCTGATTCGGTAATTAAAAAAGTATTATGCCCATCAGTCATCATGACATAAATATGCGTATCTACCGCTAAAGTATCCGCCCAAATGGCCTCCCCAAGCGTTACGGTAATAGGCAGTGTTTTTCTGTTATAAAATCTGTCAAATTGAATAACATTTGCCCCATCCACCACATAAAAATAGTTAATAGATTTAAAAATGGCCACAGGTTCTTTATTGAAAATTAATCTGTTTTGATTAAAGAAATGCACATGTGAGCGCCCCATAGCCGGATACATGGCTTGCTTTTTTTTGCCCGTATCTACAGCTATCCCGTACCAATTGGCGCAATCTTGCGCGCCAAACTGTTTAAATCTTTGTCTGTCGAAATAACAAAATATAGGTAAATCCTCAATAGTACTACCGTTATCTTGCATTGGCATTAGATACCTGCCCGAACCCTAAAGGCTCCATTAAGTAAACTTTGTTCATCCCCTGCAATAGATAGGTTAACTTCACTTGCCCCTTCTATATTGTCTTTAAGCTCCCTATAGGTTGCTTCCAAGTCTGGTGTCCAGGCACTATTGCGGGATTTAAATTGGGCAACATATTTACCAACGGCATACAGGAAATACAGAATGTAATAATCAGGTACGCCTGATAAGTCGCTATTGGCCGTTAATGGCGGCAATTTAAACTTACCGCGGCAAAAAAAGGTAAAAAACTGGCTTGGCGCTGGATACAACTGTGCGCTGACATAGGCTGTTTGTGGGAATGTGATGATAAAACGTGGCAAGCCTATTAATGGCTCATATTTCCAGGCAGCTAAAAATTCATCCCGTGATTTGTCAATTAAAGGATAGGTCACGCCATTTAATAAAAGCCATGCACTATCTAAATTGGCAAGACGCCCCTGTTTTATATAGGCCACTGTAGGATCTGATGCATCATGGCTAAAGGTCAGCATAGAAGACATACTAATCGTAGCATTATTGGTAATAGTAACTATGTTGCCCACAATGGAGATAATAGTCGATGATGCGGGAATGCCTGCTCCTGTTACTAAATCGCCTATAAAGTAAATAGTACCATCTGCCACGGCAAAAGAGGGCGAACCTGTAGTTAGGGTCACAATTTCATTGTGGGTTGTGATGGTTGAATAATCGGGATCGGTAAAAAATATCTGATTTTGAGGTGTATTGATGTTAACCGATACGGTTTGAGCAATAGTGAGCATTAAACCTGAACTAGCGTAGGAGTTTAACATCTGGTTTAACACCCGAATGGCCAGACTTTCATCATCACCATGCAAGGGAATAGTAGGATTAGATGCGCTTATTAGGCGATACATTTGAAAGACAAACTCGCGCACAGTCATTGGCGTCATATCTAATCCTTAATGTCATTTTTTCTTAAATTTTGGTTTTTCTATATCAACATCCTCTTTAGGCTTAACCGATTGCTTGGCCTCCTCAATGGATGCAAACCATAAACCAGAGGCCATATGGCTTTCGAATTCATCCCATGAATTCACAAGCTTACTGTTGCCATAAGGATCGTAAATAAAGGCACGAAAGTTTACTTTTGAAACTAAACGGCCCAAGTAATTAGCTGGAATCCCTTCCATAAAGCACCTTTCCTTGTCAAGAGTAAAATTGACGCAACCAGAAAATGCATCGCGTCAATTTTATGTAAATTAAGACATTATCATGACCGCAAATTCAGGGTTGATAGCCACACCGCATATAACGTCGATACGATCTAACTGTTCATAATTCCTGATATCAGCACCCAAAGAGTAGGTCATTGCCAACTTATACAAATCACTGTAGCGGGTAACTGCCTCAACACCGCCTCGTAATTCTTTAATGGGAGGAGCTGCAAACACAACAGCTTGCGTGTGGT